GATAAAATTTTATTTACTCTTTCAGAACGTGGACTTCTCCATCCACACATACAATAAGTTCTTGCTTTTTCATGGTAATGGTAGTCGTTAGCTCTTAAATGATTTTCTGCATCTATTTGAGTTAAAAACATACAATTATCAACAGTTGCATCTACCTCTTTATAATACGCAACACTTACATCAGACTCTAATAATTCTAGTACCTTATCTACGCTATAGCTGCTTTCTAGAGATGAATTATAAAAATCTATCGTGTATTTTTCAATTTCTTCTGAAAATTCATCGAGATATTCAAATGTCAATACTCCATCTTTTATATCTACACTCTTTAAATTATCATCATATACATCTTCTAGATAATTTTTTAGTTCTTCTAAAGTCAATTCCTGATAGTCGTCATCAAGAAATATATAATAATCAGCTTCATCTCTATCTACATGATATATTCTCTCTGGTTGTCTTATTACCCAGTATCTTGGATTAGCTGTTCCTACGTTGTCTTCAGTGTTTAATTCTTTCTGTAATTCCTTTAAGAATTTTATATCGTCATTACTTAATTTTTCTTTAGCTACCGTATCTTCATGATACTTTAAATGTTCCCAATACTTTGCCATTTTTTAGCCCTCCTCTGGTAATTCAGCCCAATATATAATCGCACTCTTCATTTCTTCACGACAATATCTTAAATTCACATCATGCCAAGTATCCTGTCTTACATATTTGTTGAAATCATCGAAAATATTATATATAACTACAACTGATTTATATAAATCCTCTGGTGTTTCACCTTCCCAAATTAAGTAATCTTCTTCAACTTTATTGCTTCCTTGAGATCTATTGAAATCACCATAATAATAGACTATCTCTTCTTCAGTCATTTTTCTTAAATAGACTTTATTCCATTTCATAATCGCACCTCCTAATCGTTATATAAAACAATATCACTTGAATGCCCTAAATATTGTTTTCCGTTTTTTAACTTAACCTTTACAGTATCTTTGCTATCGTATGTAGTCCACTCTTCAACTTCTCCAGTAACTACTTCATTGTTAGGGAGCTTAATTACTGCTTTTTTAAAGTTATAGTCTACTTTTAATAAGTCTTTGTTACTATTTAAAGCTTTGTAACTTGAAAACAATCCAATTATAACTGCAAAAGTTATTATTCCTATCACTATAAATCCTAATATACTTTCTATACTAAATTTCCTCATTGTTTAATTCTCCTATATGTACAATTGCCACTACAACGGTCTCAAAACCCTTTCCTCGACCTTCTTTATAAGGTTTAAGTCGGCTACCATCTTTTATATAATTAATGTCTATAATATATTCATTTTCTCTTAAATAATTTGAGATAAAATCATTAATTACATCACCTATAGATTCAATACCTCTCTGTATAGTTAATACTCTTTTAATCATTTTTATTCCTCCAATAAATCTTTATTTTCGTAAACATTGCCAATTACTTCTGTTTTTGATAATGTTTCTCTGAGTTCATACTCTAGACCTTCTTCTGTAAACCAAAGTCTAATGTCTTCTTTAATTGCACAAAAACCGTAAATATTATTAAATTTTATAGAATAAACATCGTCAAAATCTGTTTTCAAAATATCTCCACTTTCAATTTCTTTTCCATTTTTATCTATAAAACCAGTACCGTAAATAAACTCAACTTCATTAAATTTATAAGGTACATTATCTGCATTGTCATTAAAATACACTTCTACTATTTTTTCATGGTAATTTATCACTTCTACAGGTAATACCATATTTAAACTCTTAATATACACTTTTGGTTGTTTCACTACTCAATCCTCCTAAAATATCGAACTCCATCTGAAATAATCTATATCCTTAACATTAATTTCAATATCATTTATGAAAAAAGCTACATATATAGTATCTTTATTTTTGAATAATCATAGAGCTTCTGTAGATCATTAATTGTATCTACGTCAGTATTTACATCAATAAAATCTCCATTTTTTAGTTTAATAATTAATCTATATCCTATTTCCATATATCTCCTTAAACTGCTTCATGTGTTGCAATTCTCGTATTCTTTTCTTTTGCTCCTGAATTTTGCGCTCTTTAACAATATTTTCATTAGCAAGTTTCTCAAGATTCTTACTTGAAGTATACACTCCAGCGATAAGTCCTAGTGTAAATACAATTACTACTCCAGAACTTATCATTAATATTCTCTCCAACAGCTTCAATTTTCTTACAGATACCATAGAATTACCTCAAATAATACCATTGCAATAAATATTATTATCATTCCAATAAGTCCATATTCTAAGATATGAATACGTTCATTTTGTTTTCTGATTAAAGATCTAAATTCTATCATTCTATCACTATTTTGGATCTCTAAATAAGTCTGTGCTTCTAATACGTTTGACAAACTTTCTTTATTTGCTTGTAACGACTTCTCTTGTTTTTCAAATTGCACCCTCATTTTCTTAAATTCATTGAAAATCTTATCGTTTACCATATTCAATGCATCCAATTTTTTATCCTGTTCTCTGTAGTCATTTCTTATATCCAATATTTTGTTATTTAATTCTTTTTTCTTTACCTGCCTCTTATTCATATTTCTTTTCTCTTAATTCTTCTAGTTTTTTTGTTAACTTTCTTTTTTCATGAGTCCACACTGTAATTTTGCCATTTACCCAAGTTAAATTTTGTTGATAAAGATCTTGTTTTCTCGCAAGGTCTTCTAAATGTTTATCTGCTTCAGCAAGTCTGTCTAATAACTCTGACTCTAGCTTATTGCTTTTATTAACTGCTTCATCCTCTTTATTAATTAAATCCTCATAAAGCTCTTTTAATCTCTTGTAATTTTTACTTCGAGGAATTGTTCCTCTTTTCCAAGAAGTGATGTTTTGTGAGCCTACTCCAAGTTCTATTGCCAAGATAGCTTCACTCCAACCTGTTTTTTCTTTTATAACCTCTATCATCTCACTGATACTAACTACTTTTTTCATAATTCGCTTTATACTCCTTTGCTCTATTAACATGTTTATTTCCTTCATCGGTAATAACAGGCTCAATATCTAATCCTGTTTCAACCTCCAACTGTTGTCTAATCTCTCTCATGTCGAATAGAAAATAGCCAACCTCTTTCATTTTTGCGTCACTCACAACTTGAAACATCTCTCTTATTGTTCTCTCAATTCTTGTAGCTCCGTAACCATGATTAGCACGTAAGCTCCAGGCTAAGGCTAAACAAAAGTCTCCTATGAAGTCAGCAACCTTAAGATTAACCTCTCGATTCAATCTTCTGGTATAACTTTCTTCAATCTCACTAATTGCTAACTCCGTTGCTTGCTTACAAGTCAACTTCTTTTGGCCTGGCTTGGTATAACCGAAAGTATTTCTAACTCTCTTCTTTCCCATCTGTTCCCAACCTTGATATCCTTTCTAAAATTTGATCTAGCTCCTCATCTACGAAAACATACTCCTTAAATTTTTCACTTATATACATTTTTCACCTCTTAATCTTCCATGAATGGATTAAAGCCACCATTTATATCATGGAAATCTATAACATCACCAAAATTTGAGTCTGTTTGCTGACTAGTGTTTCCTTGTTTTTTACTCTCTAGGAACCCAATTTTACTAGTGATTACTTCAGTAACGTAAACTGTCTTACCGTCTTTAGCTTGATAACTTCTTGTAGAAATTCTACCTTCCACGCCAATTAAACTTCCCTTACCTAAAAATCGGGCCATATTCTCGGCTTGCTTACCAAAAGCAGCACAGCTAATAAAATCTGCTTCATTTACTCCTTGCTCATTCTTAAAATCTCTATTTACGGCCAAAGTAAAATTAGTTGCTGCTCTCCCACTATTCGTATATTTTAAATCGATATCTCTTACTAGTCTTCCTACTAAAACTACATTATTGATCATTAATTATTCTCCTTTAATTTATTTATGAATGATTGATTGAATGATTGAATGATTGATTTATTAAATATATTATGTATCTTATCTAATAAACTGTTACATCTGATATATATATCCTAACCGCCCTATTACCAGCGTTTAGAATATACTCTGTTTTATACAATGTAATCTTTTCCTTAATGGTTACATAGCATAGCTTTAAATATAAATGAGGTTACAATCCACCCCATTTTTTTACCGCTTTACTCATTTCATCTCTCTCAATTCCTATATATCTTAATGTAATACTAGGATCATGATGATTGAATAATTTCATAAGCGTTACTACATCCTTACTCTCTTTGTAGAAATGATATCCAAATGTTTTCCTGAAGCTGTGAGTACCTATATTCTTTATTCCACACTCTTTCGCACCAGTTTTAAGTATTCTATAAGCTTGAGTTCTTGTAATTGGTCTATTCGAGTTTTTATAGCGTGTTGATTTAAACAAATACTCTTCATCATCTTTATTAAAACAGTATTCTTCTAATACTCGCTTTAATTTAGGGAGTATAATCATTTCTCTTAACTTCCCAGTCTTCATCTCACGTCTTCTGACTTTATCTCTACCTCTGACGTCTCCAACTTTCAGTCCTAAGAGATCACTTATTCTAAACGCTACATTGATTCCCATGTAGAAAAGCAAATAATCACGTTCACTCCTACTCTTAAAATAATAATTCATTGCATCTAGTTCTTCTTGAGTTCTTAATGGTTCAACAAACTCCAAATCGATAACCTCCTAAATAGAAATTATCATCAAACATCACTGCGTTCTTTTCCGTGTAATTCCTGCATTAAAGCATTATATGTTGCTTCATCCTCTTCAGTAACAATTCTTTCTTTACTCTTCCTACCTATATTGTTCATATTGTTCATTCTCTCTTGTAAATAATCTGGCATAGGCATGACATATCGACCTTGCATATTATTTCCACCAGTGAACGTCGACTTACTGCTTTCATATTGCTCTTTAGCGTTATATAGTACTGCCAACATATAATTTTTATGATTAGTAGGATAACTAACCTGGCTTAATCTAGTGAAAATATAGTCAATATGCTCATATCTTAATTCAATTAATTTCTTAACTACATCTCCTGCGGGTACACCTTGCTTTCCAACATGTAATTTTGCATTAGGAGGCATTAGACAAATATCAACTGCATATTTAATCCACTTATCAAGCTCTACTTGTTTATTCTTGCTGACTCGGGAATACCCAAAGCTATCTTTGAAATACTGTGTATTATACTTCTTCCGAGAACTAATATCCTTTTTGACATCTTCAATCACTCGTTCATCATTACCAAGCATTTTCTCGCTATATATAATATTATTATTTGATTGATGAGATGATATATTATTCTCTTTATTTAATCTTTTATTATTCTTTTTATTACATT